TTTGATTACACCAAACGCAAAGGACACACCATCAGAAATTAGATTAAGAGGATAAATTATGTTTGCACGTGATAGATACACTCAACTTTCATCTGGTAGAAGTCAGTTCCTAGATACCGCAGTTGAGTGTTCAAGATTAACACTGCCATATCTTATCCAAGATGATTTATCTTCACGACCAACTCACAAAACATTAATACAACCTTGGCAGTCAGTCGGCGCTAAGTCAGTTGTCAATTTAGCAGCGAAATTAATGTTGGCTTTGCTGCCACCACAAACAACATTTTTCAAGTTACAAATCAGAGATGATAAACTTGGAGAAGAAATACCTCGTGAAGTTAAAGCTGAATTAGACCTATCCTTTGCTAAGATGGAAAGGATGGTAATGGATTATATCAATGCCTCTAGTGATAGAGTAGTTGTCCATCAAGCACTCAAACATTTGATTGTTTCTGGTAATGCATTGATATTTATGGGTAAAGACGGTCTCAAAAATTACCCCATACAACGTTACGTTGTGAATCGTGACGGTAATGGTAATGTTTGTGAGATTGTAACAAAGGAACTGATAAGTCGTAAGATACTAGGTCTAGATCTGCCAGTATCATTACCGAATTCTCCTGGAGATGACGGTCATAAGACAGGATCAGATGACCAGGATGTTGAGGTATACACCTACGTCCGCATGGATGAGAGTAATGGTAGATGGGTTTGGCATCAGGAAGCTTTCGATAAAGTAATTCCTAATAGTCGTAGCACAGCTCCGAAAAACACAAGTCCATGGTTGGTTCTTAGATTTAATACGGTTGACGGAGAGGATTACGGTAGGGGTAGAGTAGAAGAGTTCCTTGGTGATATACGATCACTCGAAGGACTCTCTCAGGCACTCGTAGAAGGCTCTGCAGCAGCCGCTAAGGTAGTCTTCCTTGTATCACCATCCTCGACAACAAAACCACAGACTATAGCCAAAGCAGGTAACGGTGCAATTGTTCAAGGACGGCCTGAAGATGTAGCTGTTATACAAGTTGGTAAAACTGCTGACTTTAGAACAGCAGCTGAACAAGCTGGTAATTTAGAACGTAGAATTTCTGATGCTTTCCTTGTCTTACAGATTAGACAAAGCGAACGCACTACCGCGGAAGAAGTCCGCCTCACACAAATGGAATTGGAACAACAGTTAGGTGGGCTATTCAGTTTGCTCACAATCGAGTTCTTGATACCATATCTAAATAGAACCTTACACATACTGCAAAGGTCTAATCAGATTCCTAAAATACCAAAAGATTTGGTACGTCCTGAAATTGTTGCAGGCGTAAATGCCCTTGGCAGAGGACAAGATCAACAAAGTTTAATTCAATTTATAACCACACTTACACAAACAATAGGACCAGAAGCATTAGCAACTTTTGTAAATGCTAGTGAATATATTAAGCGACTTGCCGCATCTCAAGGTATAGATGCTCTCAATTTAATTAAAACTGATGAGCAAATAGAAGAAGAAGCAATGCAAGCACAACAGCAACAAGCTATGCAAGCTATGGCTGGTCAAGCTGGATCATTAGCAAGCGCACCTATGTTGGATCCTAGTAAAAATGAAGCACTTCAAGAAAATTTAAATGGAGAAGGTACAACCATCCCGCCCAACGAGGGTGAAGAAGAAGCGGCTACCGAAGGTTAGTAAACCTCAGCCGCTCGATACCAATGACACAGCTAAACCAACAGTAATCCAAGCCAGACCTTTAGTAGGTGCAGACCCTGACTTTGTAACAACAGTTGGCTTAGGCAATTTAAAAGTAACCACCGCTAATGGACTAAAGAATGACGGAAAAACTGACGTATGACCCCACCCCAGCTGATGCTCCTGAATTCACTGAGGAAGAACAAGCTGCTTTAGAAGTAGCAGATAAACTAGGCCAAGAAGAGAATGATTTAATTCTTGGTAAGTTTAAAGATGCTGATGATTTAGCTAAAGCTTATACAGAATTAGAAAAGAAATTAGGTTCAAACGATGCATCCGAAACTCCAGAAGAAACAGAAGAGGCAGAAGAAAGCCCAGGAGTTGCATTAATTAATGCTGCATCAGCAGAATTTACAAATAATGACGGACAACTTTCCAAGGAAACTATGGAAAAGTTTACTGAAATGAGTAGTCAAGATCTTGTTAATGCTTATATTGAAATGTCTAAGAATCAACCTGCGACAGATCAACAAACAGCACAAGATTTAACTGATTCAGAAGTGAATTCTATACACAATTCAGTTGGTGGGGAAAAAGAATATAATAAAATCCTTAACTGGGCATCAAATAATTTAGATGATGCCAGAATAAAAGGCTTCGATTCTTTGGTTTCTCTTGGTAATGCTAAAGCTATTGAGTTAGCAGTATCAGGTTTAAAAGCAGAGTATGAGAATTCTGAAGGATATGAGGGTCGTATGTTGACAGGAAAAGCAGCTCAAACTACAGATGTATTTCGTAGTCAACAAGAACTAGTTGCAGCAATGCGAGACCCTAGATATGAAAATGATCCTGCTTATCAACAGGATATATACGATAAACTACAACGTTCATCCAACGTAAAATTTTAATTATGTCAAAAGCTTATGATCCCTCAGCAAGAGACAATGCTATGAGGGTTAAATATAGTGTAAGCAGAACTGGTGACAGATGGGTTATACCTTATAATGATAACGCATCTATGTCAGCACAACTTGCTCAGTGTAAAGAGATGGTTGGTAAAACAGCTAACGGAACTCAAGACGCAGGAGTAGAAGTTGTAGCATGAGCACCCTTACCTTACAAAACAAATCCAATTGGAATGAGTTCTGTGACTGGGTTACTAGCACCAACAACCGCCTCTATGTGGGGTGGTTTGGTGTCTTAATGATACCCGCACTTTTAACCGCAACTACTGCATTTATATTAGCATTTGTAGCTGCACCGCCTGT